TCGGAAACGGTTACCATTGATATTAATTTCTATAAAAAATTAATGTTAAAATATAATAGTATTATATTTGGTTTTGTGTTTAAAAATCCAAATATTTTTTTTGATGAAAAAGATATAATAGATGAAAATCTTGATAACCCTGAATTACAAAAATTTAAAATAAAAATATTTTTGGTAAAAATTTCTACAATTGATATTATTTCAAAATTCATTTCATTTATCAATCCAGAAAACATAGAATATATAAATTTTGATTCAAGTTTTATTGATGAAGATCTTAAAAATGATGATATTCAGTATATTTTAAATTTTGTTACAGATAACATACCAAAAACAGAAAAATTAAAAAAAATAAAATTAGAAAGTTTACAATTTTCAGATTCAGAAGATTTTCTAGAGGCAGAATCTGAATTACATGAAAAAAATAAAGAAAAAAAAGAATTTGAAAATAGTAATACCAATCAAGAATTTCTAGTAAATTATAAAAATGAATTTACACTTACGAATTCTCTTGAAAATGTAGAAAAATGTAAAAAAATAATAGTAGATATTTTTAATGATATAGCAAAGTTAATTTTTAAAATGAAAAATCTTAAAACGATAAGTTTAAATACTAATTTTAATTGGTATCTTCTCAAAGATATTTCAAAATTACAATTTATTGAAAGTATTTATATAGGAGATTTTTCTAGCAAATTTTTAAATATGTGTTTTTTTAAAGATCAAAAAACCATAGATTATGATTTTTCAGAGTGTAAATTAAAAGAATTAAATTATAAATCAAATTTTTTTACGAAAATTAATATAAAATTTAATAAAATATTTTTATGTGATAAAATTATTATAGAATCTTCAATTAAAAAATTAGTAAAAAATATTAATTTATATGATTTAAATTGTAATAAATTCATAACCAAATATTTTAAAATTTTTATTAAATCATCGTGTAATGTAATTAATTTAAATTTAATAAACAGTGTTTCTGAGAATGATATTGAATACTTATATTTACTTTTTAAGCAAATTTTGGATTTAACAAATGATACATTAAAAAGAATAAAAATTAATATTGATTCCGAATTTTATAATTGGGTTATAAGTATGTTTGATTATGGGAAATTATTTAATTCTTTTAATGATTACGAATTAAAAAATATTGAAAAGATTGATATTAGTTATATTTACCATAACGTAACTCAAGAATTTTATTTTGATTTTTCAAGATTTTTAAATTTAAAAATTATAAAGATTTATGTTATTGGTTCAAATTTATATCTTTCAAATGATCAGATTATGAATCTTAAAAAATTGTTTTGTAATAAATTAATTACGGATAATCTACGTTTAGATTTTAATAATTGTAATATATTACAAGTTTATTCTTATAAAAATAAAAATTATGATTCAGGAAAGTTGATAATTAATATTCCGGTATGTACTAATATCATATTTTTTACATTGTATAATAATAATGAGGAATACAATTTTTATGAAAAATATTACAATTTTATATTACGTAAAATTTCCATGCATGAAAAATCGAAATATAATTTAGAAATTTATACCCAAAATCAATATTTTAATAATTTTAATTTATATCATCATTCAGAAAATGATTTAAAATTAAATATTAAAAATTCTTCTTTTAATCTTTTTAGTGTTTATTCTGCTAGTGATATTTATTTCGATGATAAGAATATTAATTTAAATGTTAGAACACAATTTATACTATTCAGTCCTTTAGAAGAAAATAAATGTAAAAATTCTTTTGAATTATCTGTTATATCCGAAGATTTAATCAATTCAATAATTTGTTGTAATAAAAAATATCAAATAAATTTTTCTAATGTTAAATCTTGTGAAACTTTAGTTGTTTTTTATAATATACCCATTAATATCAATTATGAAAAAATTATTAATATAAAATTATTATTTACTGAAATTACTAAATTTACAATTCATGAAAAATTAAAATTTTTAAGTATTGTTGAAAAACCTCAACAATATAAAAATAATTATCTATTTTTAGATCAAGTAAATAATCAAGAATTAGAAAGTCATAAAAAATATGATAATAAAAATATAATTTATCTAACTTTTAAAAATAAATTTTCAGAAAATTCTTTAGAAGAACTCATGCTTGAATGTGTTATTCCAAATATAGATTTTTCAAAACTCACAAAATTATCTCATCTTAAATTAGATTCTTGTAATATTCGCTATCTTGAACCTTTAGCTCAAATTCTAAAAAATGAATCTTTACAAGTTATTAACTTAAACAATAATTTTATTAATAACGATGAATTTAAAAAATATATTGATATATTTAAAGCTAAGGATATTCTAGAACTTCACAATAATAATTTTGAAGAAAATGAATTAGTTGAACTTTTAGCAGAAAATAGATCAAAATATTTGATTACAGAAGAACTTGAAGATAAACAATCTTTAAAAAAAATTATAAAAGAAACTATTAGCAAGCAGTGTCTTAATATTTTTAAGGACAAAAAGAATGAAATAACCGGTAATATATACCAAAATCTTCTTTTATCAGAATGTAAATTATGTTTGGATAAAATTTGGATTGATGATAATAAATATATAAGGTTGTCTTTTAAACTTCTTTTTCCACAAAATAAAGATGTTAGAGGAAGAATATTTGATGTTTTCCTTCTAGAAAATTTAATAAATGTAAGAGCTTCTATAAATTTCCCAGAAATTAATTTTTCTTATCATCACTATTTCGAAATATGTAATATGGATGATTGTTACTATTCAGGAATTATATCAAATGTTTCTAGAAAAAATTGTGAGAAAAATATAAATTTAGTATTACAATTATGTCAAGCAAAGAATAATTATTTTTCGACAAACGTTGAGATTTACTGTGAAAGAAAACCAAAAATTATTAACGATTTACTTCACAAATATTTTAAATCTAGCAATATGCTTAAAGAAGTAACTTTGGATAATTTCAAAGTTTATTCACCAAGAATGGCAAACAAACTTAATGATAATATTATTATTGTATTATTACCTTTCGAAGATATTAACAAAGATTTTCCTTGGATGGAAGTTTATGAACTTGATCCCAAAATACTTTTAAAATGTAAATCTAATTTTAAAAACGGAACTACCTCATGGAATCTTTCTAAAAAAGACAATAAAAAATCCCTTCCTGAAAAATTAGATATGTTACTAAATTTTTTAAAATTAATGTATACAAATGAATATAATCATAAATTTTCAAATGATATTTCTGAAGAAGAAAAATATAAATATCTTTTAGAAAAAAGATTATTTAGTACAAATTATGAACTCATTCAAAACAATTATTCAAAAGTAATAAACATAGCAAAATTTCTTGTACAGAAAAGTGTTAAAGAACCATATATTTATGGTCTTGAAATAGATAATTTTACTATGTATCATATGTTTAATGAAAATATAAAAGATTTAATATTAAAAGATGGATTGAAAAGTAGATACACAATTTCTAAAGAAAATTTTAAATTACAAACACAAAATAATATTTTTAACTATTCTAATAGAGGTTACTTAACGGAAGATTATATTCAGGATTTTAATATAAATGATGATTTTGTAGGTACATATTTTATACTATCATGGTATGGAACATGTCATCAAGAGTATGCTACTTTAGGAAAAAATATCATAGAAGAATTATCTTCACTTAATCCTGAAACGAAGGAAAATTTAAGACATTTTTTCATAGATAATAAATTTCAATTTATAACACACTCGCTATCTAAATCAATGAAATTTATTTATTTAAATCCACGAATTTTAGTTGATCACAAAAGAGATAAAATTAAATTCTTTGTAAAAGATTCCATGGGATTGAAATATATGAATAAAACACCTCAATCTCCTCTTAATGAACCAAAAACTAACAATTTTATTAATAATAATTACATTAATCCAATGACTTTTACATATTCTAATTTAAGATTAAATGATGAAGACAACCTTAAATTAAATTTAAATTTAGCAAGAGCTTATATTGAAATATATAATATGGAAGATTTTTCCAACTGCAATCTTGAATTTCTAGATCAACTTTATATGATTCCTAATGAAATGACCGTAAATAATACGGTTAAATTAACAAAAAAATATATTAAAAATTTGATTTAAAAATCTTTTTTTCCATTAAATTAATAGAAGCATTTCTATTAATAACATTTAAAATGTTTTCAGATGAACCGAATATGAGGTATTTCAAGATGTGTTTTACATTTCCAATGGGAATTTTTTTGTTACATAAAAGGTATTATTCTGCGAAAATCTGTGATCAAAAAAATAATTTTAATTTCGTTGAAAATAATCCTAATCGTATTAATAAAAATATAAAGAATTGTAAACAATCTAAAATTGGTAAATACATCGACAAAAAAAATTCGGATTATAAATTTTTCATTATTGATAGGGAAATAATCAATAATTTTAAAATTAATAACAAAGACTACCAGAACAATGAAATAATTATAAAATATTGTAAAAAACAAATTCCTGATCATAGAATAATATATATAATCAAAGATATTTGTAACGATATTAACGTCGACAATAAAACTTTTATGTTTTAAATTCTTAATTCGGATTATTTTTAGAACACCGTTCACGAATATTAGAAAATTAAAAATCTCATATTAGTCAAAATTATGATCCATTGATTCATTGATCCAAAAAAGAATTCTTTTCAAAGAATTCGTAATAAATTCCAGGAAATAAGTATTGAAAATAATGTTAATGTAAATTAACTTAAAAAAACATAAAAAATTTATTAATTTAAAAAATTAATAAACTATTTCTTTCTCAATTTAAGTTTGGAAAAATAATTAAAAAACTTTTTTTAAAATTGAATCAAAAACCTTTTTTAAAAGTAAATGTTGAGAACATCAGTAAAGAAGAATTATAAAAATTATTTTTAAAATGTTTTCTAAAGGAACTTTTTTTAAAATGTTTTCTAAAAGAACTAATTTTAATTTTGCACTTTCATTCATGGTCCCTATTTCCGCTTTTTGCTTTTATAAACTTTGCCGTTATCATACCATACAAGTTGATGATAAAGAAAAATATACAATTTATTTTGGTATTGATGATAATCCTAATGTTAATGAAATTAATAAAGATTATATCCTATCTAAAATCACTAATATTAGTAAATCTATTTCTAGAAAAGATTCTGAATATAAATCTTTTAGTTTTCATAAAGAAAAAATTGACGAATTTGAAATTGATAAAAACGATATTGAGAATAATAAAATACTTATGAAAATTTGTAAAGATGCAATTAAATATAATAATTCTACCGATATTAATAATAGAATCCCTGTTATAAAATTTAAGTTCTCTAATGGATTTTCTCTAATAAATTTTTTTGGAACTTTTTATTGCAAATACACGATATTAAATAAAACAGATGAAAATATAAAAATTCCAAGTGAAATTAATCTTATTATGAAATTTTTAAATTTGATGCGCTATGATGATTATATAGATGAATTTTTCGATTATAAAGATCCCAGAAAAATTTCTGTAAAGGAAATTCGTGATAAGGTTTCAAGTGGATTTGACATTAATGTGGAATTTTTAAATTTGTTTCTCCATGATGATCATATAGATAAAATCCTTGACCATAAAGATCCTAGAAAAATTTCTGTAGAGGAAATTTATGATAAGATTCTAAGATATAAAAAAATATTTGAATAGATAAAAAAGGAAAAACATAAAAAAAGGAAAAAATATAAAAAATTTATTAATTTAAAAAATTAATAAACTATTTCTTTCTCAATTTAAGTTTGGAAAAATAATTAAAAAACTTTTTTTAAAATTGATTTAAAAACCTTTTTTTAAAAGTAAATGTTGAGAACATCAGTAAAGAAGAATTATAAAAATTTTTTTTAAAATGTTTTCTAAAGAAACTATTTTTATTTGTGCGATTCCTTTTATCATAGTTCCTGGCTCCGTTTTTTGCTTTTATAAACTTTTCGATTATTATACCATACAAGTTAATGATAAAGAAAAATATACAATTTATTTTGATATTAATGTTAACGATAATGTTAATGAAATTAATAAAGATTATATCCTATCTAAAATCACTAATATTAGTAAATCTATTTCTAGAAGAGATTCTGAATATAAATCTTTTAGTTTACATAAAGAAAAAATAGATGAATTTGAAATTGATAAAAACGATATTGAGAATATTGAAATAATTATGAAAATTTGTGAAGATGCAATTAAATATAATAATTCTACTGATATTAATAATAGAGTCCCTATTATAAAATTTATGTTATATCATGGATTTGGTCTAACGAATTTTTTTGGAACTTTTTATTACTCACACATAGTATACATTAGAGCAGACGAAAATAAAAAAATTCCAGGTGGATTTGACATTAATGTGGAATTTTTACATTTGATGTCTTATAAAGATCATATAGATGAATTTTTCGATTATAAAGATCCCAGAAATTTTTCTGTAAAGGAAATTCGTGATAAGGTTACAAAATATGAAAAGATTCCAAGAAATAAAAAATAATGATTAGATAAAAATGAAAAAACGTAAAAACACAAAAAAATGAAAAAACACGAAAAAAATGAAAAAACACGAAAAAAAGGAAAAAATATAAAAAATTTATTAATTTAAAAAATTAATAAACTATTTCTTTCTCAATTTAAGTTTGGAAAAATAATTAAAAAACTTTTTTTAAAAGTAAATGTTGAGAACATCAGTAAAGAAGAATTATAAAAATTTTTTTTAAAATGTTTTCTAAAGAAACTATTTTTATTTGTGCAATTCCTTTTATCATGATTCCTGGCTCCATTTTTTGCTTTTATAAACTTTTCTATTATTATACCATACAAGTTAATGATAAAGAAAAATATACAATTTATTTTGATATTAATGATAATGTTAACGATAACGATAATGATAACAATAATGTTAATGAAATTAAGGAAGATTATATCCTATCTAAAATCACTAATATTAGTAAATCTATTTCTAGAAGAGATTCTGAATATAAATCTTTTAGTTTACATAAAGAAAAAATTGACGAATTTGAAATTGATAAAATTGACGAATTTGAAATTGATAAAAACGATATTAAGAATAATAAAATACTTATGAAAATTTGTGAAGATGCAATTAAATATAATAATTCTACTGAAATTAATAATAGAGTCCCTATTATAAAATTTATGTTATATGATGGATTTTGTCTAAGGAATTTTTTTGGAACTTTTTATTACAGACACATAGTATACATTAAAGCAGACGAAAATAAAAAAATTCCAGGTGGATTTGACATTAATGTGGAATTTTATCATTTGATGAATTATGAAGATAATATAGATAAATTTTTCGATTATAAAGATCCCAGAAATTTTTCTGTAAAGGAAATTCGTGATAAGGTTACAAAATATAAAGTTACAAAATATGAAAAGATTCCAAGAAATAAAAAATAATGATTAGATAAAAATGAAAAAAACGTAAAAACACAAAAAAATGAAAAAAACTTAAAAACACAAAAAAATGAAAAAACACAAAAAATTTATTAATTTAAAAAATTAATAAAAAGATTCTTTTATGAGGTTAACTTTCAAAGATTACTTATAAAGCTAAAAAATATTATGATAATAACTTCTTAGTTTCATAATCTATGTGACTCTTATTTACGATTTCCATTGCGGTGTCTTTTTTTACAAAAATTACTTTATAGAAATTTTCTTTGGTAATCCATGAAGTAATCTTTTGTGTAAAACCTTTTGTTATTTTTTCTAAATCTTCAATTTCATTTATTTGTTGAATTTTATCGTGTATACTTATAGCTATAATTTTTCTTTTATCATTATATAATAAAGCACCTATAATTTTTGTTTCTATAATTTCACCGTTTTTATAAGTTGTATTACCTACTTCGTAAACTCGCAAAGGTTTATTATTTTCTAAAGTTTGGGGAAAGATTCCATAATTAAAAGGGTATGGATTTTTTGATGTTTTATATTTATCGTTCTTAAAAGAATGTATGATAGGATTTAAATTAATGTTCATTGAAATTTTAAATTTAGTATTTGTACCCCTAGAAATTTCACATATAAAATTTGTATTAGTAGAATCTTTTGAAGGAAATAATGGAATATTGTTATAAAAAGATATAAATTTATAATTTTTTTCAGCAAAAATTTTGTAAGAATTAGTTCCATATATACCTTTTTTAACAAAATTGTAATTTGAAACAGATTTAATATCTGTATTTTCGATATTATCCATTATTATCTTTAACGCCTTTGTTTGTTTTGTTGTAATTTTTGTGTTCATTTCGGTTATAGAATTCATGAAAATAGTATCCTTTAATAGAATTTCTAGAGGAACTATAGAAGTTATAGTTTCATCGTTAGTTTTAAAACCATCTTTTTCAAAATACATTGTATGTATTTTCTTGAAATGATCTTTAATACAGGAAAATAAACCAAATTTATTTTGTAAATTTTTACAAACAATGTATTTTTCGGAATTAACAATTCTTGAATGAATAGGTTTCACAATAAAAACTTTTTCAAAGATTTTTGTAAGAAGGTAAATACTTGAAATGGTTGTTTCTGTAAAACAATCGTAAATTTTGCAAATAAAATTACCTTTACTAGATAAATTTTCGAGAGCTAGTAATATTTCTGAAAGAATTATTCTGTAATTGTAAGATTCTTGATAATTTTCTATATGTTCGTTTTTTTCATTTTTGGAAAATTTCATACCACCGTCTGAAACGGCAATATTAATATTTGTATTGTTATCAGAATCGTCAAAAGGTATAATTATAAATTTATCATCTTTAATTATAATTTCAGATGTATACTTCCATTTTTTATTATTTTTTTGTAAAGTTTCTTTAGAAATATTTTTTTTACAGAATTCTATATTTGAAGGATTATAAATATTTCCTGAATCATCAGAGCCCCATAAAATTTTATATCTGTTATGTTTTTGGAGAAATGGATACCACATTGTATCTTTATCTCGTAAAGTAATTCCATAACCAGTATTTTCTTTATTGACTGAAAGTAAAAATTCTGAGAAAGCACCTGGACCTCCACATACGTCAAAAAATTTTATGGGTGTTTCTTTTGGAATAATATTCATAAGATCGTTAATTTCATAAAGTTTATCGCCTGCCCTATTACTAAATTTTTTAGATCCTTTTCTATCTTGAGGAAATATTTTATCTCTTATATTAGTATATAAATGACCTTTTTCTTGATCAAAGAGATTATCTAATCTTGATTTTTCATTCCAGAGTTCTTTTACGAGTTCGTCTTTTATGAAAAAATTATTAAGGTATATCGAATCATTAATAATTCTAAAAAAAGGATTAAAATTTTTAATTTGTGAATAATCGAAATATATAAGACTTTCAGAAGTAGATTTTATTTCAAAAATTTCATTAATTTCGAGATTTTCAGTATCTATTTTAGAATTTTTGAGATCGTTAATAAATATAGGAAACATTATATTTTTCATTTTATGAAATATTTATAATAATGGTACTTTATTTATAAGAATTAAAAAACAAAATATAATTTACATGAGGAAATTATAGTTAAAAATATATTTAAGTTAAATATAAATTATTATAATTAAATTTTTTATTAATCTTCTAATAAAAACTTTATTTGATACGAAAAAGATGTTAGAATGGTTATATAATTTAATTTATCCGAAAAAAGAAATTGTAAATTCTACTAATAATTCTATTATTATAGATTTTACAATTATTACAAATTCTGAAAGTACAATTGATAAATCACAGCAAATAGTTTCTCCTGCAAGAAGCCTTCCAAAAAATATTGATGAGAATAATATTAAAAATATTACTTTTATTCATATTTCTTCTAATGAAATTCTTCAGATGAAAGAAAAATTAAGAAAAACTAATACAAAGGAATTTTCTAAGGAAATCACTGAATTCGAAAATAAAATATTGAATAGAAGATGTAATCTTAGAGAAGACAATACTGAGAGTGAAATTACAAATGGAAGTGATAATGAATGGTAAATTATTATAAAGTTTCTGTAAAAAAATTTGTAATGATCTCATATAATTTTTCACTCTCATTTCTAAAAAATATAAAGATTTCCATTTCTATAGTTTTTTCTTCTTCATTTTCTTCAAAATAAGGATAATAAGAATATACATCTTCGTTTGGAAATGTTTGCTTATATAAAATATTATCATAATAATTGAGATCTTTGTAAAGTTTCAGTATTTTAACCCATGCTTTTGAATTTTTTAATGGAAAATCTTTGTAACCGAATAAAAGTGTTATTCTCAAAAATTTATCTTCTATGTATTCTGAATTTTCAACTACTTCATTTTTTTTAAAATATAAAATTTCTTCGACTGGAATTTCAGGAAATTCACTTCTAACATTCTTTATAAGCTCAAGATTATCAAATTCAGTATTAATCTGTGAGGGGTGAATATTATCAAAGGTAAATGAAATTTTTTGTAGATCTATATTTTCAGAAATTTTAAAATTATTATTGTTAAAATTGTTAATAAAATTTAATAGTAAATTATCTGTTTCTGACATTTTTTAAATGACATAATTATAATTAAAATTAATAAAATTAATAACACTTTTAAGAGGTTTAAATTTTCGTTTTGATTAAAAAATCCTTAAAATATATATTTTTTTAAAGGTATACAATGAATTCTTGTAAGAAAAAAAGTGATGTTAACGCTTTTTGGCTACATCATATTACCTCAGATTTTAAAACACAGTACTGTGTTTTTAGTTTTAAGAGTTTCAAAAGAATATTAAACTTATCAGATTATCCTGTAACATGTTACCTTATAGATAAAAAAATTTTTTCAGAATCAATGACTTTTCTAGAAAATCTTAGAAAAGATAATTTTACGGAAGATGTTTTTGTAAAATTACTCGAAGCAAATGTTAAATATTATCATAAGAAAAAAATACCTCCAGCAGATCGTAAAAATTTTTATAAACGAATTACAAATCAATTTCGTAAAAGACCTATCAGTGAAAAATATTTTGAAGAATTTTTTGAAAATGAATTTTCGACATACAATCAAAATTTAAATCAGATTATGGACAACATCAATAGTATTACAGATTATGGAGCTATTTTTTGTTATTGTGGTAGATATGATTGTTTTTTAAATTATATAAGGCAAAATCATATCAAAAAACTTAATATGTTTTATAAAATTCTTTGTAAAGTTTTTGCTAAAAAACTAGAAAATAAATATTCATGTACAAATTTTGAAAAAGAAAATAAAAATAAAGAAAAAAATAATAATTTGCAGATAGTTTTAAAAAATAATATCCCTAAAAATATAATCCCTTATTACAAAAATAATTTTTTATTTTTTATTGAAAATCTTGAAAAATTTAAGTTTTTAATTTTAATGTATATATTATCTTTTAAACTTATTAAAAATTAATTTCTATTTTTTTAAATGGAAGAATTTATTATGTCCCTTTTTTTAGGAAAAAAATTTAATTCTCTTAATGAAGTTGAAGAAAGTAGGGAATCATCAGAAGTAAAATATATAAACGATTTTCAATTTATTTCTGACCAAAGAAAAATTTCGTTTATAAATAATCAAAATACTGATACCAACAATAATAGAAATAATATAAATTTGAATATTAATGATAATCAAAATTTTAGATGGTTTTAAAAATCATATTTTTATAAAATATGATTCAAAAGAGAATATTGTTGAACAATAAATATGAATTTTTATGAATTTGATGAAGATTTTGAATTTTCAAAAGATAAAGATCTATCTTTTACTTTTAATAATTCAGAACTTGTTTGTAATAGAAACCCTTCTGTAAAATATGTTGTAAAATCAGATAATAAATTGCAAAAAATGTTTCAAGGTTTTATAGAATACGTTTATTATTTTATGTGTTGTGGTAAAATGAATATAGATGAAACTATTGTTACATATAAACTTTAAATTTCTATTAATAAATTAAAAATGGAAATAAATTATTTTAATTCTGAGTTGTATGAACATCGTGAAAATATAAAAATAAAATTAAAATCTGGAATTAACATTAAACTTTCTGAATTGAATTCTTTAGTTGGAACACCTTTTGAATTAGTAAAAAGTATGGATTGTTATGGGCTTCCTATTAGTAATCTTTCAGGAATAGAAATTTTTGAGAATCTTAAAAGTCTTTCTATAAAAAATTCTCTTATAAAAAGTGTGTCTTGTATTTCTTCTTTAAAAAAACTTAAAAAGTTAAATATTTCAGGAAATTTTATAAGTGATATTTCTGAAATTGAAAATCTTATAAAATTAAAAGTTCTTGTTATTTCTTATAACAGATTAACTTCTATTGAACCTTTAAAAAATCTAGAAGATTTAGAATATCTTGATATTTCATTTAATTCTATAACTAGTATAGAATCTCTTTCAGAAGCTTATAAACTTAAATGGTTATACATTGAATATAATTATATTAAAAATTTGTTATGTTTGAATAATTGTAGATGTCTTCATCACCTAATTTTAGATTCCAATGAAGTAGAAGACATTTCCGTAATTAAAAATTTTACAAAATTAGAACTTTTTAAATGTATAAATAATAAAATTCTTAATTTTGAAATTTTAAGGGAAACTTTTCATGAAAAGTTTCCCTTAAAAAATATATATGTAAGTATATTTCCTCAAAGAATTTTTTAATAATAAAATGTCAGAAGTTACTGGAACTTTCGAATCTTTACAAGGAGCTGAAGAAAAAAAAGAAATTAAAAATTTTTTAGATATTAATGGACTTTGGGTAAATACAAGTTTAGCATTAATTTTAGTTATGGTTTTTATAATTTTAATTTTATGTTGTATAGTAACTCATAAACTTTTCAATAAATAAGATTTAAAATATTTATTGTAAAAAGTCTTATAAGATACTTTTCTAAGAAATTTATATTATTAGGATTAAATCCTTTATATTTAATGTATTCTTCAATTAATTCAGAATTTAAACGGATAAAACTTCTTATCTTACATAATAAGAATGTATTTTGAGAAGATTTAAAATATTTAATAATAGAATTTTTATTAGAATTTTTTAGAAAAGGATTATCTTTTAAAGAATCATAGAGAGGTACCAAGATGTTGGTACATCTACAAATAGATTGAAAGTTACATACTTTTAATTTTCTAAAAGGTTCTAATAAATTATTATTATGAATATCTTCTCTTAAATAAGATTCTATTATAAAATAATTTGAATTACATACAGTATCTGAATTTTTATTGATTTTTGGTATTAGTTTTTCCATAAGATTATATAAAAATTTATTTCTAAAATTATCTTTAATGCGAAAAACTGTTAAACAATACAATGAAAAAATCATTAAATCAATTTTTGAAAAGTAATCTATTAAACAGTCATTTACAGTTAAAAAATAAAAGAACATAGGAACATCAAAAATTAAATTTAAACTTTGACAATGTAATGTTTGATGGAGATTAAAACGATATAAAAATGAACTTTTTGTATTTTTAATGAAAAATTTCTTTTTATTTTTGTCAAAAATATAAGGATTATTAAATAATATATTTTTATTATCTTTTTTTGTCAAATAATTTTCAAATTTTTCTTTATTATTAACAATAAATATATATTCATTTAAAAAATCTATAAAAGACACTATTGTACTATTACATATATCACATACATTATAAATTTTATTATTGTGAAGGAATTTATTTGTAGTTACAGAAATAGGATTTTCATGTAATTTACAAACATTATTAAAAAATTCTAGTTCATTTTCATTGTTTAATATTTTTTGATATTTTTCATCAAAAGGACTTACTAAAATAGATTTTCTTACATTAAATTCTTTTTGTTTTTGAATATTACTAGTTAAATTTTTATTGGTAAGAATATCAAAATATTTTAAAATATTATTTTCAATATTAGATGTTTTACCGAAAAAATTTTTGTGTTGAAGTTTCATTTTTGAATTCAAAAATGAAAAATAACCTTAATATTCTATTTTTCTTTTAAGAATAAATTACAAAAATAGAATATTAAGAATTTAATTATTACGTGTCAATATAATATATTAGAGGATTAGTACTTTTATTGCATATCATTTTCCATAATCTATAATGATTTCTTTTAGATTCAAGATTATCTGCAATTTTAAATTCATCTTCATAACATTCATAACCGACTAGTTGTAATGTTTTAAAAAGTCTGAATTGTGTTCCCAAACTTGAATCTCTATCACGATCTTCTACTGGGATATCATAATATAAACTTTGAGTTTCATTATAAATTTCTATACATAATTCTATTTGATCTATAAAATTTGGAAGTTCCCACCCAAAATATATATGGCCTATATAATTAGTATCTTCATAATATTTTGTATAAATTCCTCCTAAAGCGGCTAATGCTGTATGAATTGTTTTATGATTTGTATTACCCCTTCTTTTTCTTTTATTTAATGGAAGTTTTTTAATTTCTGATCCTGTAGGGAGTCCCATTGAAATAAAATATTTTTCTAATTCAATATATAAATTTTCTGGAGGTTTTTCTTCATGGAGACCTTGATATTTCATAAAAGCTTTCATAAAATTTTCTATACTTTTATCTTCTTTCATGGAAAAACTTGTTAAAGATTTTGTATTTTCTTTATTATTTTTATAAAAACTTAGAGTTGTAAATTCGACATCACATGAACTACATTTTTGTACTAGATCTTCTGTTGGAAGTAAAAAATCTTCTATAATTCTCTCTCCGCAATTAATACATTTATTTTCCCTTGGTATCTTTCGAATAATATTAATTTTTATATATTTTTCAGCTATTTCAATATAATCTTCAATAATTCTTATCTTATTTTTAATTTCGGAAGAAATTTCATCAGAAACAACTCCATTTCGATCCATTATATCAATTGAAATAGTACCTATTCCAGAAAATTTAATTTTTTGAAATTCTTGAAGTAATTCAAAAGATTCTTTTAAATAAAAATCTCGTAAAGTATTATTTTGAATTGATTTTATTTCGTCTTTAATTGATTCCATAGATTTTTTAATACTATTGTAGCACAAAATAGTTTGAGGTATAAGAAGTTTTTTAGAAAGATTTTCAAGATTTTTTTCCATATCAGAAATCTTTAATTTATTTTTTTCGAATTTTGTCATGATCCTTACATGAATACTAAAAATATCATAATTATATGTATATTCCCCTGTAATAGGTTCTAAAATTTCTGAAAAATTAAGAAGTGAAATAGGAGGTAATTTAGAAAGTATATTTATAATTTCAGGATCAGTAGATTCACATTTATACTTTTGATTCGCATCTAAATCGAGATCTTCTATAGAAATACTTTTATCATGATTAATTTGACATGGAGAATCTTCATCATCAAATTTTGGTGTAGACACCCAAAAAGATTTTTCTAAAGGACAATTTTCTGAAGAAGATTTCTTTTTTAAAGAACTCTTTGTACACATTTTCATTTTTATCAACTAAACAATAGTTATTTAGATACTACTTCCATTATTTTGATATAACAGTCTTCCAAAATTCAAACCCGAATGAATAAAAAGAATAAAATCCATGAAGTATAAGAACTAAAGATATAGTTACCATAGCACTTTTATAATGGAGAACTACTGGAAGCCACTTAGGAGGTACCCAAATATCAATAATACTAATAACTATCAATATTAACCCTGTAAACATAGTTCTTGGAAACATTTTCTTTTCAGCGAACTCTATATTATCTTTTGTTATCCAATTAATCAATGGAAACATCATTAAAAGACCTATTGTAAGATAATTAATTTGAAAAAGACTTGATTCACTCCTTTCATCTAAAAATTCACAAGTAAAAAAATTAATACCAAAAATTATAATAGGAACCAATAATATTAGAGCTCCTATACAATCAGAATGTATATATAATTTTGTAACCATAACAATAAAAATCCATATCATTATAAAAGTTATATATAAAAATCTTATAGTAATTACTATATCATCAGTGTACCTTGCATCTTTTATTTTTCGAAGTTTATCTGGTGTTATACCAGTAACTTGTTCTATAAAACTTTTATGAGTTTCTTTATTTCCAGTATTTTTTTTATCTTCATAATCTTCAACAAAATCATCATAAACTTTATTTTCTTTTGTTAAATTCCTTAAATAATCTTTTTTTTCAAAACATTTTTTTGGAAAATTACATGGAATCTCATCATCAATGCCTGTACCTCCTAAACCATTATATGTTTTTTGAAAATTGGTTTTCATTAAAGGATCTATATGTAGATCATTCATTTATTGATTCATTAATAATATTATTTGTTAAACAATTAAGTTGATAATTTTTCTTGTCTGTAATAGAATTATAAATTATATAAATAGAAATAATAATTATTCCAATAAATATATATATGAAATAAAAAGCTATAAAATAATTAAAAGAAGAATTTATAATATTATTAGGCGGATAATATAGTACAATAACCATTATTGTTAACAGAGAAGTAATAGCTAAAGAAGAAAATACACAAATCTTTCCTCCTACAAAGAAAAATATAAAAAATGTTAGAAATATAAACGGCACAATAAATACTAAGGTAGTTAATTCCATTTAATTTGTTTCTCAAAAATCTTTGAAAGAAAACAACTTTCCAAAAGTTCTAATTTTATTTTTATTTATAAAAATGACTAATAGCTGTTGTAATAAAAGTAGTTCGTCCTCAAGCGACAATGATTTCTCATCATCTTCATCAAGCGATAGTTCTTCATCTGGAGAATCATGTTTTATAGGTTGTGATTCCACGAGTGATAGCTCTTCTTCTGGAAGTTCGTGTGATTTTGGATGTTCTTCAAGCGAATCTTCTAATTCTTCTAGCTGCTCTTTTGGTTGTGATTCTGTATCTTCTTCAAGTTCTTCAAGTTCTTCAAGTTCTTCAAGTTCTTCGAATAAAGAATGTAGTGATAATATGGAATTAAGTGATAATATTAAAGAAAATCTTGTATATGAAGAAGATGGTTGTATAGTTCTCTTGAATAATACTCCTAATAAAGGAATGCCTATTAAGTATGAAGTTGGAAAAAATATAAAAACCATTTTCTGTTCACCGCTCACAGGTGATATTCATATAATTCTCCCCCGTAATGCCTATCTCGGAAGAAATGTTTTAGTTAAGGATATTTCTAATGATGCTAGTCATAAACTTGACCGAGCTTATAATGTTAAAATTTATGCTGATGATGCTTACGTTGAAAATCATCAGTACAGTAAAATATCTGTACGTGCAATGTCCACAAATGAACATCCATATGTTATTGATTCTAATGGAGGCGCTGTAACTTTTTCCTTTTTCCATAATAGATTGCTATGTTCTAAAAATCAATGGCTCGTAGTTAATGAATTTGTTGGAACTTATCCTTCTTCTGGAAGGATCTCTAGATCTCTTGAGGGTGAGGAAAAAAGATCTAGAATTATTACTCCTTTAATCCATCTTTAAATAAATATTACTATTAAAATTTAATAGTAAATTATTTTTTACTAAAGATATTTTTAATATCTTTTTCTCGTTGAGAATCCTTGAAATACATTGTACATGAAATTATAATTATAAAAATTAAAACAAAAATTATGAATAACACCAGAAAAAACATTAGAATGTAATTTGTAGGAGCGTTAAATCCATTATTTCCGTAATTATAATTTTCGAGTGTTACTTGAACATTTTTTGGTCCATAATTTTGTTGGTTTATGGTATTTACAAATGTATTTCCACAAACTTCGTTAAGATTTATATTACCGTTCACGGTACTGTCTGAAATTTGGAGTGTATCACCATCAACAATACATGTACAAGAACTCCCATTTCCGCAGTTACCACAAAATTGTGAAATATTTACTGAACCATTTACCTGTGAATTTAAAATATTTACAGAAACATTATCTATAATACATACAGTTTCGTTACATACAATAGGATTTTTATCAACATCTGTTAATGGAATTATATAATTATTATTACACATAGGACTACATTCAATAGAAATACCATAAGTTTCAAAATAATGTTGATATTCTGAAGAACTTAGAAAACAACCACATAATCTTGCTACATTTGGATTTAATGAAATATCTTCTGTAGTTTTAGTTTCACAGATTTTTGGAAGAATTTCCTGACATAATTCTGGAAATCTGCAACATAAATTATTGTAAATTAGAGATGATAAAGGTGTATATTTATCAGAATCTATAGAAGCTGTTATATCATAATATTTAATAATTTTATCTACCATAGAATTTAATATATCAACGCTTCTAGTAAAACCTTCTATAGTAGTTACCACATTATTTGGAATTCTACAAGTATTTTGCTGGACATTAGCTGATGGATTTATTGAAAGACCATATGAATAATTACATGGATCTGGATCATTTAAATCTTGTTGAAAATATAAATTTGTAACAAAATTTAAACAGGAATTAAGATTTAAAGATTCTCCTGATTGAATCCATCTAGAAATTAATTGATCTGCTTGATCTTTTGTAAGATTTTCTGGAAGATCATCTCCTGAACAGAATGTTTGAAGATTTTGTATACAAGAAGGAGATACAGAATTATTATAATCAATATTATTGTAAGTACATATATTTTGTGAAGAATTTATTTCACATTGAGGGAAATATTGAGAATTTATAGAACATGAAGTATTAGCGAGACAACAATTTATAATAGCTTGATCATTTACAGAACCATTTTCGTATATAATACAAGAATCAGACATTTATTATCATAGAAAGAAATGGTGAGTATATCATTAAATTTTAATTTGAAATATATGATTTAGGAAAAAATTTACTTGCATTATCGCAAATTTTATCAATTTTTTCCTCTGAAAGTTTTTTCTCTGTAAGATCTTTAAATAATAAAGTAAATTTTTCAATATATTTTTCAAAAGCTCTCTGAATAATTATAAGATCGGTAGTATTACGAGGATAAAGTTTTTCCCATGAATTTATAACGGTTTCTAATTTAAGATTATTTAAGTTTTGGAGAAGTATTATGAGTCTTGTATTCTTTTCAGAATTAAAATTCCAAAAATTAAAATCATCTAGAAAATCATTCATATGAATTTTTTCAGGTTCTTTTGGAACTATAAGTTTTCGTTTGATGTCTTTCTGTTTCTTATCATAATAAGATCCATGAGAAGAATCTACGTTAGCTGCAAAATCTTTAATGTATATTATCTCATCTTCAATGGAATAACCATATTTTTCAAAACATTTCAATAATTTTATTTTTTTAATCCCTAAAATATCGAACATATCATCTAAACTTGAATCGAGTTCTGATAATTCTCTTATAAAATGATGTCTGTTTTTAAATTTTAAATGTTGAACAACATTGTCAGTTACCATAGAATTTAGTTCTATTAAAAGATTTATAATTTTTCTATAAGTTATAAAATTTATAATCTCGTCTTCTGGTAGAGAAGGAAGACTTATAGATCTTATATTAGAATAAATTCTATTTTGCTGCGTCGGACTTGCAGCATTTCTTAATTGTGTTGGACTTTTAATCTGGTATTCTTTGTCTTCCTTAATATCTATTTCATATTTTTTTTTATATGCAGTTTTATGAAGTGCGCTTATATAATCTATCACTTCGTTACCTTCCCTTTCAAATAAAGCTCCATGAAGACCCGCTTCCCTAAAAATAGGTGTAACTTCACGAATTTCTTGTTTTAACATTTTATTAATATTAATTAACATTTTTCATTTAAAAAAATGAAAGATAATCGATAAATGATTCAAATCTTATTTGGACATCCTGATCATAGATATTATGATATTACGTTAAACATAATTATATTCTTTGTTTCTAACAGTACTTTACAATATCCTCACAAGAATACAAGAATTGTAAATTGGGTATATGATCCTGCACCAAATTTTGTTAAAGAATTAATTTTTAATAGATTTGATAAAAATAATAAAAATATTATTGAAAGTTTTAAATTTTCAGAAAATAGTATTTTTACATTTAAATTCACGGAAGAAGATTTTGAAGATATTTTCCCTGATTCACTTATTACAAGTTCTTTATTATCACAATTAAAAAGTGATATTCCATGTTGTTATGATAGACTTCTTGAAATACACCCATCATTGAAAATTAAATATGGAAATTTTTCACAGGAATTTCTAGAACAAATTTTAGCTATTTTAACCCTTGTTCCTGGTGATAGAGTTTTTGAAATGGGTGGAAATATAGGTCGTAATTCACTTATTATTTCAAAAATTCTTGGATTATGTGATCCCAAAGATATACAACATCCAGATTCATTTCATATTATTTTTGAACCAGATCATCTTTCATATACTCGTTTACTAGAAAATTTAAAATGCAATATGTCAAGATCATTACCCACTAATGTTATTTTAGCAACGAAAGATGATATGATTGTAAAACCCAAAAATAAAAACGGTCATTTAGATACTAAATTTGTTCCTCTAACAACTATTTCTATAGACAATATCGAAGAATATGAACTCGTTACTAATGTTTCTACACCTAAAGAAATTTTTGAAAAGTTTAAAACTAATTTTAATGTTTTAATTGCAGACTGTGAAGGTTATATTTATTATATGCTTACCAAATTTCCATATTTTTTAGATTTTTTTGAAAAAATTATCATTGAAAATGATTTTGAAATGAATGATGAAGGAGATCGTCAAGCACAATATGTTCAATGGTTTCTTAAGCAAAAAGGATTTACATGTGTTATTTCACTAGATAAATTTAGAAAAAATGATATCGGTCTTCATCAATTTTGGAGTAAATAATATTTTTTAACTAATTTAGTTAAAAACTTATTGATTGATTAATTGAATAGAATTATTTATTTTATCTTGGATTTTATTTTGCATAACCTTAATTTTTTTCAAATCTTTATTTTTTTGTTTCTTTTCTTGTTTCTTTTCTTGTTTCTTTTCTTGTTTCTTTTCTTGTTGTTGTCTTTGATTTTCCTCATGACGTTTTATATTTTCTTCTTTCTTCTTTCTTTTTCTTTCTTCTAATTCTTTTTCTTTTTCTTTCCTGATTCGTTCATTTTCTAAAAATTTTTCTTCTTTAACTATTTTCTGATGTTCTTCTTTTTTATGTAAAAGCATATTTTCGTATTTTTGAACATTTGTTTCATCCAAAGAAATGAAAAAGTTAATAATTCTTGTAATTTTATTATTCTTTTCAGTTTCAAATATAAGAATTCCTAGAATATATTTTGGGTATCTTCCATTTTCAACACCTTTAATCAAAGAACCTCTAATATCAACTCTAAATTGAAATCCTGTTGAAAGTTGATAATAAATACCATTACCTATATGTTTCATAATACGATCTGGTATTATATCTATAAAAATGTCTCTTGCCTGTTTTAAAGCATTTTTAATACTTAATGGCTCTATAGTTGATTTATAACCTTTCTTTATAAGTTTTTTACTCGAAGAATCATAAATTTCTAAAAATTCAAAAACTTTAGAGGTTGAAATACTATGTTGTTTGCACCATAATTTAATATTATCTTTCATGGTCATCTCAGGATTTTCTGAAGAAGCGTATATCAAATCCTGATAGAGTAATAAACAATTAGAAAGTGTATCATACGAATAATATTTGGAAAATTTCTTCATATTTTCAAAATTTATTCTTTGATTATATGTTTTTGTATCTTCACCTTCAAGTCTTCTAGAACTAATAAAATATGAAGGATTAAAAGAATCTATAAGAGAAGCTATTATAAGACCTGTGAAAGGATTATTACCATTAGTTAACCATCTGTATAAAAAAGTTATGTTAATAATACCCAATTTAAAATCATTTGCAAAATTACCTTGATCTGTAATACAAATAGCGTCTATAATTTCTTTTTCAACGATTTTAAAATTTTTATAATTTTCAAAGATTTTATCTACATTTTGTACTTCATCTACAGTTTCATCTTGGAATTCATTGAAAGTTTCTTGGATGTATTCTACATCATTATTTTTTTCAGAATTAGGAATAATAAGATTATCAATACTTTCTTTTATTTCTTCGCTTAATTTTATTTTTCTGGAACATTTATAATCGATCATACCTAAACTAAAAAGAGAATTCATAGATTCTTTTAATTTTTCAAAATCAACTCCAATAAGAACTTCTGTAGGTATTACTCCAGAAGAAATCAATTCTATTAAAACCTGATGTATAGGAATTCTATTAATTTCTAATTCAGAATTTTGTTTAAGTTTTTCATCATAAAATTCTTTAGTACACATTCTATAACAAATACCAGAACGGGTTCTTCCAGTACGTCCACATCTTTGCTTTGATGAATTTTTATTAGAAAAATTAGAAACAAGTCTTAATCCTCCACTTTGAGACACTTTTATTACTTTTTCTGTAAGTGAATCAATGACAAATCCAACATTATTAATTGTAATACCTGCTTCAACAGCATTTGTTCCTACTATTATTTTTCTGATTCCTTGGGAAGATTCTGAAAGAACTTTTTGTCTTACTTCTTGTGAAGCTCCTCCATAAAGAATAAATAACTCAAAAGTTCCAATGTAATCTTTTAACATATTCGTTATCTCGCGACCTATAGTTTCTATTTCTTCAAGTCCTGGTCCAAAAATTAATATATGACCATCATCATAAGGATTTTCTGTATGGAATTTATAGGCAATTTTAGCAATATCATTCCATAAAATAGAATCATCTTTAGAAAGATCATAATCACGATTATGATATACTGGTTCTACTGTATAACTCGATTCAATAACGACTTCATAAACTTCTGGTTCAGGACTTATCCTTCCAACATAATTAGGAGTAGCACTCATCATAACTAATTTTGGAACTTTTACTCCTTTTAGAAAAGCTAAACACCATAACGAAATAATTACTGTATTATCTATAGATCCTGTATGTATTTCATCAACTATAAGAACATCACAAAAATCAATCGGTCTTATAGAATCTCTCGAAAAATATCTCAACATTTTTCTTCTAATATGACCACTAGTAGCATATACTATTTTAGTATTTTTTGTATAATTTATTTTCCCTTGACTAGCATAACCAACTATACTAGAAGCCTCATTTTTAGGCCTAAGATCTTGTTGAATATATAACTGTGATTCATATGTCCCAATTGCGATCATTCTTGTAGGAACACTAATAAAAGTTTTAATTTCAAGAGCACTCAAAGCTAATGGAATTCCTAAAGTTTTTCCAGAACCAGTAGGAGCAACAATCATAGAAGTAGGATTGTTTTTGATAACATTTACTATATTTTCTAGATGAGGACTTACCGGTAACGTAATCTTTTCAATGTTCATTTTAATTCAGAAAAAGATAAATCTTGACCTTTTTTGATTTTAAAAAATAGTTTTATTACTAGGAGATAATCTTATATGGATTCTCTTCTTAGATTTATCAAAAGATTTATTAGCATAATTTTTTGTATTTTCATCTTTTTTAACAATTATTGGATTTTGCATCAAAGGTATATCTTCAAAAGTTTTTTTAATGTCACTTTTATCAACTCCTTTTTCAATTTTTGGTAAAGAACTTATCGAATTATTTTTTGTATGATATCTGTCTACAATAAAATTTTCATCATGCAATTCTTTTTTGTTATTTTCAATTTTTGACGAAGAACTTATCGAATTATTTCTTGTATGATATCTGGCTACAATAAAATTTTCATCAGGTAATTCTTTTTTGTTATTTTCAATTTTTGGCGAAGAACTTATCGAATTATTTCTTGTATGATATCTGGCTACAATAAAATTTTCATCAGGTAATTCTTTTTTGTTATTTTCTTTCATATCATTTTTAATTTTTGGTGAAGAACTTATAAAATTTTTATCAAATGATTCTTTTTTTATGTATTCTTGAGAAATATTATTATAAGTTTCGTTTAATGTTTTTCCAAATGATTCATTTACTGTATTTTTTGAAAAAACCGTATTTATAGATTTAGACTGTAATAGAACATTCTTATAAAAATATTTTTTTGAAATGGTTAAAATTATTATTGCCATAATAAGTACTATCACCAAAGTTAACCATAAAAACATTAATGGTGTCAGATATGGAATATTTATGGTTGTATATTTAATAGAATACACCAAAAAATATATTACCAATGCAAGTATTGTTAAACTTAGAATATAAATTAGTAATTCTAATAACATTTTTGATATAAATAATAATCTTTCACATATATGATTTTAAACAAATAATTTATTTGTTTAATTTTTTAAGTTTTAATAAGAAGAAAATGACCAAATGTAATTCTTGTAAAACTTTTTCATCTTGTAAATGTTCACTTAAAAGTTATATTTTACAAGATAATTATATAACAGGAACTACGGTTACAGATTATAATTTTATCACAGATATTTTTACAAATGTTTTATTTACGGAATATTTTGGAACTTATTCAGCATTAAATTTTAAAAATTTGGGGACTAATATTTCAGTAATCCAAGGTGGTACATATTATTCTTCATTCTCTATAAAATATTCTGTAAATGGTATAGTATCTGATGATTCATACATTCAAGCTGCTCTTTTTATAAACAATAATATTTATATTACATCATTAATGACTAAAACTTTAATTTCTAATATTACAGATGATATTTCTTGGTCTTCTATTTTAGAAATACCAAAAAATTCTATTGTTTCAGTTAAAATTTTAGTCAATTCTGGAACTATTCCAAAAATTTCTTTACGTTCTTTATCGAGTGGATCTGTTACTATTCGAACTACATCATTCCTTACAATCGAAGAAAATAAAAATTTAACAGTAGCAGGCAACACACCTGTCATTTCTTCAGGACCTACTGGCCCTACTGGCCCTACTGGACCTACAGGTTCTGGTGTAACAGGACCTACTGGCCCTACAGGTTCTGGTGTAACAGGTCCAACTGGAAGTACAGGATCTACTGGAGATACAGGTGATACAGGACCTACTGGGCCCACAGGTTCTAGTATAACAGGTCCAACTGGAAGTACAGGTCTTCAAGGAAACACCGGTGATACAGGACCTACTGGGCCCACAGGTTCTGGTGTAACAGGTCCAACTGGAAGTACAGGATCTACTGGAGATACAGGTGTAACAGGACCTACTGGCCCTACAGGTTCTGGTGTAACAGGTCCAACTGGAAGTACAGGATCTACTGGAGATACAGGTGTAACAGGACCTACTGGCCCTACAGGTTCTGGAGTAACAGGTCCAACTGGAAGTACAGGATCTACTGGAGATACAGGTGATACAGGCCCTACTGGACCCACTGGTGCTGGAGTAACAGGTCCAACTGGAAGTACAGGATCTACTGGAGATACAGGTGTAACAGGACCTACTGGTCCTACAGGTTCTGGAGTAACAGGTCCAACTGGAAGTACAGGTCTTCAAGGAAATACTGGTGATACAGGCCCTACTGGCCCTACAGGTTCTGGAGTAACAGGTCCAACTGGAAGTACAGGTCTTCAAGGAAATACTGGTGATACAGGACCTACTGGCCCTACAGGTTCTGGAGTAACAGGTCCAACTGGAAGTACAGGTCTTCAAGGAAATACTGGTGATACAGGACCTACTGGCCCTACAGGTTCTGGAGTAACAGGTCCAACTGGAAGTACAGGTCTTCAAGGAAATACTGGTGATACAGGACCTACTGGCCCTACAGGTTCTGGAGTAACAGGTCCAACTGGAAGTACAGGTCTTCAAGGAAATACTGGTGATACAGGACCTACTGGCCCTACAGGTTCTGGAGTAACAGGTCCAACTGGAAGTACAGGATCTACTGGAGATACAGGTGTAACAGGACCTACTGGCCCTACAGGTTCTGGAGTAACAGGTCCAACTGGAAGTACAGGATCTACTGGAGATACAGGTGTAACAGGACCTACTGGCCCTACAGGTTCTGGAGTAACAGGTCCAACTGGAAGTACAGGTCTTCAAGGAAATACTGGTGATACAGGACCTACTGGGCCCACAGGTTCTGGAGTAACAGGTCCAACTGGAAGTACAGGTCTTCAAGGAAATACTGGTGATACAGGCCCTACTGGACCCACTGGTGCTGGAGTAACAGGTCCAACTGGAAGTACAGGTCTTCAAGGAAATACTGGTGATACAGGCCCTACTGGACCCACTGGTGCTGGAGTAACAGGTCCAACTGGAAGTACAGGTCTTCAAGGAAACACAGGTGTAACAGGACCAACAGGAAATACAGGTGTAACAGGACCGACAGGACCTACTGGAAACACAGGAGATACAGGTGTAACAGGACCTACAGGACCTACTGGAAACACAGGAGATACAGGTGTAACAGGACCTACAGGACCTACTGGAAACACAGGCATTACGGGACCAACTGGAAACACAGGAGATACAGGTGTAACAGGACCGACAGGACCTACTGGAAACACAGGAGATACAGGTGTAACAGGACCAACAGGACCTACTGGAAACACAGGAGATACAGGTGTAACAGGACCGACAGGACCTACTGGAAACACAGGTGTAACAGGACCGACAGGACCTACTGGAAACACAGGTGTAACAGGACC